CGAGCAGCTTGCTGCATCAAGCGCAGCGGCTTTTGCGTCAGCATCGGCTTGTGACCGATAGCTGTAGCTGCTGTTACCTTTGGGTGTTACTTGTGATGTGTAGCGCATTGTTCCTCCTGTATAAAAACATGGACTACGGTGCGACCGCCATGCAGATGCGCGGTGCCGATGTACCGACCCGCGTCGTCAGGGACGGGCTTGCCGGTTGAGAGACAGGTGATTTGATGCTCGTGCGTCAGCAGCAGGCCAGCGGGCCGGATAACCCAAATGCAGACAGCGCCGTCCTGTTCATTGACGTGCGAGATGAACGAGCCGACCGGCAGGTCGATTGTTTGCCGGCGCTGCGCGGCCAGCCGGTACTTGAGGATGCGACGGGTCATCTCAGTTCCCCAGTGAGTAAAAGATTTGTCCGTCAGTGTCTGACCAGATGCAATCGGTTTCGCCGTTGCGCATATCGCCGCTGATCCGTTGTATGAACAGAGCATTAAGTTCGATGTCGGACCATGCGGCAATTTCGGCATCGTCCCATGCGCCGAAGCCTTTCATGTACTTTCGAAACTCCTCACGCTTGTCGTCCGTGTCGAGCATGTTGTAGTCGGGCGCATCTTCCATAGCGTGACGCCACGTATCGCGGCCGGCGTTTGCGCCAATCTCCACGATCGATGCCGAGTAGTCCATCGGTGCGGCTTCGTTGTAGAAGCGGGTGATGTTGATTTCGCTCATCGTGTTACCTCCTGTGGTTGTGAGTGGCTCATGCCACTTGTTACCCGAGCAGTTCGCCGGCCTGACGCTCAAGTTCGACCCGTGCGTCCTGATGCTGGATGTTGCGGGCCTGTGCCGTGACGGCGGTTATGACATCCCAACGAGTTTCTATGGGCCTTTGCTCCTCGGCGTAGTGCGTTGCTTGCAGGCTATCCACCATGCGCTTGCCGAAGCGTTGCGCGAGGAACTCGTTCACCTTGTCATCGAGCTTGTCGGCGCGGGCATCCTCGATCGCGGCAACAACACTACCTGTGCTGCTGCGGCTGTACGCTTCCAGAGCGGGGCGAATCTCGCCAATCCACTTGTCCGGTGCGCTGGCCGTGTGGCGGATGCGGACTTCTTGAAACTCTTGCGCGCCCCACACGATGCGATTGCAGCAGACGTAATCAAACAGGAAGGACGCCATGCCGAAAGTCTGCGCGCCGACCTCCGAGTTCCAGAAGAAAAAGCCACGAGCCAACGAGCCGGCCTGACCGTTGCGACGGTTCGGCAGTTCGATGCGGTGCTCCTCATCGGCGAGGAATACGAACATATCGCGATCGCCGGCAAACAGCGTGGTGTTCTGCTTGGTCACTTCAACCTGCTTGCCGAACTCGCCGGGAACGCGAAAATCGCCCGTGATACCGTCGCCGAAGTGATTGACCAGCGCCCCGGTGATGTCGTCGTTCCAGATGCGGCCATAGCGCGGGCCGGTGGCGGCCTTCAGTACGCTGTCGCCGTTCTTGTAGAGCAGGACGCCGACATCCTCGATTTGCCGCTTGAACTGCAAGCCGTAGTTGAGGCAATCAGCAGCGACCGGGCTCGGCAGGGTGCGCAGATAGCCGGCCGGAGCTTCGGCGAGTGTTGACAGCTGTCCGAAGCTCCAGTGCGTCGGCGCGAAGCCGTTGCCGTTCGGGCCTTGAACCAGCAGACCCTTGTTGTCACTGTCGGGCACGACATTGAGTTGCCGGGAGGAAACGACCGCTTCTTTGGACAGGCGGCGTTGCGTGCGGAAATGATCGAGCATGTCGTTGAGGGAAGTGAAACGCTCGTCGGAAGGACGGGAGGCCCATTGGGCGCTTGCTTGCATGAGGTTTGTCATGATGTATTGCTCCTGTGGTTAAGAGTGCATCAGGTTGCGGGTGCGCAGGCTGGTCATTTCGATCACTGCGCGCTGGTACGTCGGGAAACGGTTGCTGCGGTTGCTGGTGCGGCAGTCCATCACTTGCCATTCGGTCGGTGCTTCAAGCCTGTCGGCGATACCGACGATCATGTACGGATAGTCGGTGCCGACCGAGTGGGCTTGCAGGCCGCCAGTGTTGGCACCATGCCCGGTGTAGCGGACGGAGTTGCTCATCGCAGCAGCCCGTTGAAGAACGACTGAGGTTTGGTGCCAGCATAGCTGCCGGTCATTTCCTTGAGTAACTGGCCGATGTGTTTGCTGGTGGTGCGTGATCTTTGCCATTTGTGTTACCTCCTGTGAGTGCTACTGGAGCCATTATTGACTGCTCCATTGAAGCTGTCAAGGAAAATTTGCTTGACCGATGAAAATAAATAGATACGCTATCGGTGTTGCCAAACCGATAGGTGAAGACTATGGATGCTTACTGCATAGAGATACACGTCAGCCCGCAAGGCATTACGGTCGGTGTTGAGCCCGAGCAACAAGAGATGGGTGAAGGCACGGAGCCGCAGGGCACGCCGGTCGGCAACATTGAAGAAGCATGCCAACAGGTACAAGCGATCTATTCACAACAAGGTGGCGATCCGGCAGCGGCCGACGCGCAGGGCGACAAAGACTTCACGAGCGGGTTTGCCTGAGTAGCGGACATGGCTCACGGTCGCTTCACGGATGATGAGAAGGCGCTGTATGTGGCGCTGATCTGTCGTTCCATGTCGGAAGGACTGAGTGATCGGAAAGCTGCTGCGCTGCACGGATTGCCCGTATCGACGTTCTGGTCGTGGGTGGGAGAAAATCAAGTGTTCCGCGAGCAATATGCTTCGGCGCGTGAGACACTTTACAAGCACTGGGAAACCGATATTCTTGACATCGCTGACGAGCAGCAGATGGGCGTCATTCGCAAGCAGAAACTGCTCGGCGACGAGGTTGAAACCCGCGACATGATCGAGCACCGCAAGCTGCGTGTATCGACTCGACAGTGGCTGCTAGGCAAGCTCAAGCCCAAACAGTACGGCGACAAGATGGCCCTCGGCGGCGCTGATGACCTGCCACCTATCCAGAGCAAAGCGGACGTGACGCTAGCGCCGGAAGATGCCTACAAACAGATGATCGGTATCGGCGGAAATGGGCGCACCTGATCTTAACTGGTTGAATCCTGATTATGACCTTGTGTTCAGGTCACGGATTGCTGCCATTGAGCGGTTGCGCGCCAATCCCGAGTTGGTACCCGGCGTCCTCGCGTTTTACAAGGACAACCCCGTTGCATTTGTCATGGATTTCGGATGCACCTTCGATCCTCGACAGGCAGAAGTCGGCAAGCCGACAACAATCCCATTCGTGCTGTTCCCACGGCAGGTCGAGTTCATCAACTGGTTGCGCGAGCGATGGCTCGGCCGGGAGGATGGACTGGTCGAGAAGTCCCGTGATATGGGTGTGTCATGGCTCTGCTGCGCGTTCGCCGTCTGGATGTGGCGATTCCACGGTGGCACTGTCGTAGGCTTCGGCTCGCGCAAGGAAGAATATGTCGATAAGCTAGGCGACCCGAAGTCGTTGTTCTGGAAAGTGCGCCAGTTTATCGCCCTGTTACCGCAGGAATTACGGCCGCGAGGTTACGACGAGAAGACTCACGCGCCGCACATGCGCATCCTCAACCCCGAGAACGGTTCGGCGATCGTCGGTGAGGCTGGCGACAACATCGGCCGGGGCAATCGGACCTCGATCTACTTCAAGGATGAAGCGGCCTATTTTGAGCATGCCGAAAGCATCGACGCTGCGTTGTCGCAGACATCCAACTGCAAGATCGATGTGAGCACGCCGAACGGTCCGGGCAATCCGTTCTATCGTAAGGCACATAGTGGCAAGATTTCCAAGTTTACTTTCGACTGGCGGCAAGACCCGCGCAAGGACGAAGCGTGGTATCGCGACCAGTGCAACAAGCTCGACCCGGTTATCGTGGCGCAGGAAATCGATCGCAACTACGAGGGCTCGATCGCCAACAGCTTTATCTCAGGCGACCTCGTGCGTACCGCCATGTCGCGCGGGCCGATGGAAGTACAGCCGACTGGTGGTCTGATGGTCGGGCTCGACGTGGCGCGCTTCGGTGATGACAAGACTGTATTGAGCCTGCGGCGCGGCCGGGTGCTGCTGAAGCAGACCGTATGGGCCAAGCATGACCTCGTGCAGACAGCAGCCAGAGCGCGCAACGAGATCGTGGCGTACAACATCCGGCCGGAACAGATCGCAGTTGATACAATCGGTATCGGCGCAGGCGTCGCGGACATGATGCGAGCGTGGTGGCCGGACAAGGTGGACCATAAGACCGGACGTATCACAAAGACTATCGCTGACATCAATTCGTCATTGCGGTTGGATGATGGTCAAAACTACAACCTGCGCGCCCTGATGGCGACCAATGTCCGTGCATGGCTGGTCGGTGCGTCGATACCGAATGACCCGGACCTGATGACCGACCTGACGGCACTGCGCTACAGCTACCGAGCCGGCGAGTTGTTGATTGAATCCAAGGATGACGCGAAACGACGCGGCATCAAAAGTCCAGATCGTTTCGACTCGCTCGCTCTGACGTTTGCAATACCGCCAGCCCCGCTGGTCGAGGATCGGCTGCCGGTCGTTCTGCCGTATCAATCCCACGCGCCCGGATCGGGCATGTAACTATAGGAGTATGATAAATGACTTGGGCAATTTCAGGACCGACAGCACTTAGCGATGGGGATGGCAGCGCCAAGCTCATCTCATGGACAGGTGGCGCGACCGCCGATGGCGCTGCTACGGGTGTCGAGTTGCCAGAGTGGGCTGACAACTGCTGCCAGATCATCGGCACGATCGGTGGTGCGACGATCACGATCGAGGGCAGCAACGACGGCACGAACTGGGAGACGTTGAACAACGCGCAAGGCGGCGCGTTGTCATTCGTCGCGCTGACCTCGACCATCAAGCAGATTGTCGAGCGACCGCGCTTCATCAGGCCGAAGATTACTGGCGGTACTGCCACCGGCATCGGCGTGTATCTGCTGATGCGTCGCGCCAATCCGATGAGGACTTGATCATGACAAACAAATCACAAGTAGCAAGCGATCTGCGTCGGTTCGCGACGTTCGTCAAGGGTCTGACCGACGCTGCCGATACGCTCGACGAGATGCAGAAGCTGGACGAATTGGCGGCAGCTACCGACCAGCGGGTGACTACCGCACAGGCGGCGCTGGCTGACGTTGAGGCGCAGGTAAAGGACGCACGGGTCACGCTGGCTGATGTAAAGAAAGCGGCAGCCGATACGACAAACAAGGCGAAGGCACGAGCCGATGCAATCATCGATGCGGCCGAGCAGCAGGCGGCGGTTCGGGCGCAAGCGATTATCGAGTCGGCAGCGGCCGAATGCACCAGCCTGCTTGCCGAAGCCGATCGGCAGCGTGCTGAACTGATTGAACAGTTGTCGGGATTGAGCGTGACTCTGGTTGATCGGACGGAAGAGCTTGCCAACGTGACGGCGCAGGTAGCAGCCGCAAAAGACGAGTTTGCCGTAGTCGAGAGCAAGCTGGCTGCCGCTCGTGAATCTATTTCGAGGAT